CAAAACAAGTTAGACGCATCACTTGCAAAGGCACTTCCGTTGCTGAACTGAATCGCACCTGATACTCCCGATGGTGTAACGATAGGAATTGGAATGTCACCCGAACCAAGCAATGAAGTTGAATTGACCGTCTTGATATTTGTTCCCGATACAAGTGTTGCTTGTTTTGTAGCAAGTGCAGTTGTGACCGCAGTTTGCACCGGCAAGTTTGCCAACTGAACTTTTGTCGTTGTGTTGGTTGCTATGTCAACAACTGGAAAGACATCATCCGTTGTTGGGGTTGTTAATTCGGTTAGGTCAGTTATTCTCTTGTTGCTCATAATTCTAAAAAGTTGCCGTCTTGAGTTCGCATAAACTCGTTGTTTGTTGTAAGTAAATAGCCAATGAATGCACTATCAAAACCGATGTAGTCGCCATTTTGAGTCGTGAGAAAGTTCAAATCTTGAGTCACTAAAAAAGCAAAGTCATCTTGTATGATTGTTTCACTCAGATTTGGTGTGTAACTCTTCGCACTTTGCGTGATGTTGTTTTGCTTTGATGACAAACTTGGAACATAACTCTTTGCACTCTGAGAAATGTTTCTTTGCTTCTTGGATTCCGCAAAATTGTAAGTTTTCAAATTTAGCGTGTAGTCAATCTTCTTTGATGCAAGTGTGGGTTTGTATACCTTACTTGTCAAACTGCGATTAGATTGCTTCTGAATGAGTGTGGGGTTGTATTCTTTTGAATCAATGAAAGCAATTGCATCAAATCCAAGAAAATCGTAATCTTGAGTAAGCAACAAATCACCACTCTGAGTCGCTAACCCAAAGAATACATCAACCGGTGATGTTGGCAATATGTTGTGTTGCTTGTTCACGCAGGCGAATAGAATACTTCAGGTTGTTCGACTAACTGACATTTTAAGATACCTTGTTCTACTAGTTCATTCGCAAGGTCAGGGTTTGTGTTCACTGCGCTAGTTTGAGCGTACACTTTATAGCCATACTCTCCGTTCAAGAGCGTAAATGTAGTTCCTTCTACGATTGCAAATTTGTTGTATCTCTCAGTTTGAGTTGAGATGTCAGTCAATATCACATTGACTACTTGGTCAGTCAACAAATGAGTCATGCTAAATAAGAATTTAGGATTTGATATCGTGACTTTCTCAGTCAGCGTCAAATACCAATTCTTCGATTCTCCTTTAGTAATTTGTAGCATCGTAAATAAATAGCGATTAAGATAGTATGTAACAAAAAAGAGCGACCCATGTGAGTCGCTCTCTTCTTAAACAGATATGAGATTCAAAGATACTAAATTCCAAGAGTAGTTACAACACCTGCCGCTAGTTTAAAAGGCGCTTCTGCTTCGATAGCACTTAGAGTGACTTCGTAGCCTGTAGAGTCGCCCATAGCAACACCTGTGTTTGAAACCATTGCAGTAACATCGCATCCGTACTCACGACCACACAACCAATACTCATCGTTGTTTGACTTTACGATAGCGTAGCAACGACCTTGAGCAAGAAGTTTCATCTCGTTTCTCTTAGTAGTAGCAAGTCTACGCAACTTGAAGGCGACATCTGCTTGATTGAAAGAAGTACCATTTTCGACACTCACATTTGTAGTGTTTGTCAAAGAACCTGTACCTTTAGGTAGTTCGTATGTGTATACATCACCACTTACGACGGTTGTCGCTGTGATTTCACCACTTACTGCAGTAAATTTAGAGGCTGTCCAACTGATAAGATGGATGCTCTTAATACCCCCAACCGCTTCTTTGCAGTCGAGGGTAAATCCTGAGGTCAATAAACAAGGCATCCTATGTCAGATTAAAGAGTGAAATAAACTACTTCAGCGGGGTAAGCAACCTGAACACCATATTTGAAAGTCGTCATGAAACGAACCTCATCATTGTCCTCAGAGTACCACAATTTATAGGCTTCCTCTTCGTTTGCAAGGTCAGTACCTACAAAGAAGTTTGACAAAGAACCCATGAACAATTTGTTTGTTCCGTTCAATCCACCTACACCGATTACTTTTACATTAGTACCGGGATAAACCATTTCCATTGTAGTAGCACCGTCAGCAACATAATGAAACAAGTTAGCGTTCTTCAAGTTTACCAACATCAATTTAAATGTGTCGATACCAACGAAAGCAACTAAGTCAGTTCTAGAAGCAACACGAGCAGGCAAAGCACCATACATTTGGTCTAAGATATCATCGATGTTTGCGTTTGTTACGGTTGTAAAAGTCGTCGGGTTAGCGTTTCCTAAAGTAGGAGAAGCACCTGAAATGATTTTTGTGAAACCATCAAAACGACTCAAGTTAGGGTTACCACTAGTAGTATCACCTTGCCACATTGCAATCTCGATGTTCTCAGCAATGACAGCAGATTTCTCAGCGCCAATCTGTTCTTCAAAAGGCAACATAGTAGGAGAACCTGCCATGATTTGAGTCTGCATCCACTTTGCTTCAAGAGTCTTAGGACACAAAGTCTCAGATACTTTTACAGCACCAACGGTGATAACACGCTGAGTGAATGTAGTAGAGCCACTAGGTGAGTAGCCACAACCATCCGCTTGAAAGAAGACGGTAGAGTTTAACAAGTTCAATGCAGAAGCAGATTTTACACCTACTTGTACTTGACCTGCAGTTTGCAAAGTTGAAGCGGTTTTTGAGCCGAACAACGCTTTTACCAATAAGTCAGTAGACTGCTCGTTGGTGTAGTTTGCGAGAGAGGAAACAACGAATGCCATAGTTTTTTTATTTTATTTTTTTAGTGAGTTTGCGAATTTTTTCAAGTTCTCGAATTGAGTCTCTTGTTTTGTTGGAGTGTGTGGCTTTTTGGTAGGCTCTACTGAAGGCAAGTCAATCATCTTCTCGCACAAGTCTACTACTTTACTCATCGCTTCTTTGTGAGATGCTCTCTCAACGATAAGACTTTCGATTGCTTTGTTCAAGTCAGAGATTTTACTTTCTAAAGATTCTACTACTTCGTTGAATCTAGCGATAGTTGCAAATTCACTTGCTTCTACTTCTACTTCAATTTCAGGAATCTCAGTCTCAGGCATAACGATTTCAGTAACAACACCGCCAAGAGTAGTAACAAGAGTTCCGTCTTCTACTTCGTGAGTAGCGTCAGGTGCGGGAATCATACCTTCTTCAGTTTGTACCATGATAGCAGTGCCTATTGCTAGTTCACCTTCCCATGTGATAATTGTGCCGTCTGTCAAAGTCGCAGTAGCGAACTCTGCTTTGGCTTCTTCGTCAAATCCTAGTAATACACGGACTTGCTTCAAAGTGTCTTTTGCGTTCATCATAGTTGAATATATTTTTTTTGTTAGTGTTGCAATTTTAGCGCCCATCCCATTGAGACAAGACTCGCTTTAGTTCTTCGATGACTTTCAAATCTTCGTTCAATTCAGATACAAAGTCAAACACACCTTCGACAGAGAAACCTTTGAACTCACCTGACTTTACCTTTGCCCAAACTTCATCGTTGTCGATAAGATAAGAGACGAACCATGAGCCGTCTGCTACATCTTCATATCCTTTTGGTGGCATTACACCACGCTCTCTGTCTACAAGATAAGACTCAAACAAAGAGACACCATCGTTAATAGGTTTTTCATGATGTTCGTTGACTGAGTCATACTTGTTGCTTCTTGCCCATTTCTTCGCAATCTTGAAGATAGACTCTTTGTCAAATACAACATAGTACTCGCCACGAATTGCGTCTCTACGATATATAGGCATATCTGCAATCATAGCGACACCACTCACGATTCGCTTCTCTTCATCTTGAATAGAGAAGTTTTGACTTTTTAAGTCTAGAACTTTCTCGCAATATCGAAGCATTTCGTCACCACCCCACAAGAGATATGAAATAGTACCACACGCTTTTGTGTCGTTAGCGTTATAGTATTCTCTTGCTCTTGATAGATACGAGTAAGTACGCTTGATAGTTTCTAGTGACAAATTATCACGATTGACTAGTTGATTCGCTCGTGCTTTGCCTACTAAAGTAGCGCAATCGTTATCAACTTCTTCGTTTAAATCGATACCTCTTTGAGCGTTATCAACTGCGCTTTGTGGATAGTCTGTAAAAAATTGTTCATTCTCATTGAACGCTTGAAAGTCACGCTCAACTGCAGGCGATTCTACAAGCGATACAAACTCGATGCCTGTTTCTTCGTCAAATTCGTTGATGTCTAGTCGATAGATAGGTAAGTTCATCTTTAGAAAATAGCGTTATTTGACTACTGATACTTTTTGCAAGTCATTCACTCGATTCTGTGTGCGTGAGATATCGCTTTCTGTGACATAGACACGAGTCTGATTTGTCAAGTTGTTACCACCATTTTGTAGAGTTGATGATGTCGTACGAGGTGCGCTCATTTGTGGCGCTCCTGCACCGCTTGATTGACTAGGTGCGCTTGCACCATTAAACTTTGTCTTCTTGATTTTAGCAAGTTGAGCAAGACCAAACAAAGCAGACGCAGTCGCTTGAATATACGGGTAAGCAGGTACAAGCGCAGTGATAGGTGATTTTTGCGCAGTAGTAAATGCGTTTTGTGTACCTTCTATTGTACTCAATACCGTACTAGCATATCTCATCGCTTTACCAATTTCAAACGCTCTACGCTGAGACTCTTCATCTCTGCCAGCAAATGCTTCTGCAAGTTCACTAATCGTGTTAAAGTAGCCTATTGCAGATTGAATAAGTTCGCTATGATTAACTTTCAAGAATAGTGTCAACTTCTCTTGATTTGAGTATTGTTTTTGATAAGTATTCTCAGCAAGTTTGATAGTGTTGTTCGCTTTTTCTTTTTCCCAACCTTCTTCGAGTTTTGCTTGTTTGTAAATACCTTTTGTCTTGATGCCATAAAACTCAAGAATCAATGCTACTTCTCGTTCGTGTTCTTTCTTTAATTCGTCAAGTCTTTTTTGTCGTTGAGATTTTCTTTGTTTTCTGAGTTGTTCGTCTGCTTCTGCTTGTTTTCTTATTTGCTCTTGTTCAAACTTCGCTTGTTCAATGTCAAGAATTGCGAGAGCGTTCTTTGTGTCTAGGATTATTTTGCCCCATTCTTGCTCGCTGTTCTTACCATAGTTTTGTCTTGCTTGTGCAAGTTGGTTGTTTAGTTTTTCACGCTGTTTAAAGAATACCCCAATTTGGTCGCCTTGTGCTTGAAGCAAAGCAATCTCTCTATCAAGTTGTTCGTTTGATTTTTCTGTCGTTTTGTTTAGTTTGTCAAGCGCTCTGTCTTGAGCCGAAGTCACGCCTATCCAATCAGTGAAACCTTGAACAAGTCCACCAATGTACTTTGTCATCTTGTCAAATCCCGGAAAAAGATTTTCCATGACTTTCTTAAACTGCTCAAAGTTTGCAATGATAAGACCTACAATTACAAGTAAAGCGCCTAAGCCTGTCGCTATGATTGCGCCTTTAAGAGTTGAGAACGCTTTGACTACATTGTTCTTGATGTTGCCTGCAATCGCTGAGAATTGCTGTTGAATTTTCCCAAGTCCTTCTAGTCCGTCAGCAAGAGCCATTGCGCCTTGAAGTTTAATCATCGTCTTCTCTAAATCTTTCGACTCGTTGCCAAAGAGAGCGACTGCACCTTGAGCCGCCTGAAAGCCACGAGCGACACCTTGAACTACCGTTTGAACTTGAGCGAACTTGTCAGGATTGACAGCCTTGATTCTATCGTTGAAGTCTTCGATTCTGTCTCTAAGAAGTGCGACTTTCTTCTCTGCTTCTACTGCTTGAGGCGAGAATGCGCCAAACTCTTTGACTGCGTTTTGCGCTTCGAGTGTAAGTTGTCGAAGTTCGCCTTTAAAGCCTTTGACATTTGATTTGACTTCTAGTTCTACCGTTGATTTGATTGCCATGTTTAGTGTCCTTCTGCTATGATGTAAAATTGAACGCCATCAGTAGTGATGACATCGTATGAATGTGCGCTTGTTTGAGTGTGTGAATCACTGCCATCAATTTGAGCGCTTGTTGCTGTGTCAATCGTCACTTGATGACTTGGCAAAGGCTTTTTAATTACCCAAGTTTTGCCACTCAATCCACTTGGGTCAGGCAAAGTGATTGTAAAATTGCCCATTGTTGTACTTGCTATTATCAACCAATCGTCTTTTGTTGCTGAGTAGTTCGCAGAGATTGTCTTGACAGAACCACCGCTCAAGAAGTTTGGATATGCCTCATAGTTGCCAATGTATAGCGTGTCAGGCTTTGTAACTTCAAAGTTATTGCAAACTAGAGCAACGCTTCCGTCAGTACCATTTGGAAAGATTGTATCTACGCAACCTAGAGCAGAGTTGTTTGAAGACTCGCTTGATTGTACGATGTTCTGACCTACGAAGACACCACTACCTGTAGTTTGAGAGCCACCGACATTGACACCTTTGATGCCCGGCTTGATAGGATTAGAACCACTAGGATAGATGTCGCCGTTTATTTCGCCTTCGTTGCCTTGCGCAGTGCCTGCACCTATTTTCTTTTGTGTGATAGTCGTAGGCGCTACAAATTGAGCAAGCAAGAACTCGCACAGATACACGCCGTCTACTTCAGGATTATAGTCTTCTATCTTGTTTAATCTCCAATACTCGTTCTCAAAGAAGAACGCATCTGAGAAGCGTAGAGTGAAGTAATCTTTTGGAGTGATACGAAAGTACGCTCGAATGATTTTCGAGTTCTTAGAAGTTATCTCTGTGAGAAAGCGATAGTAGTAGTTGTTGACTAGATTAGCGTTTGTGTACTTGTAACCTGCGCCAACACCTATCTCTTTAGGCATACCAAATAGTATGTCGTATTGAGGATTTGACAAAGAGTCATAGTGAAGCGTTAAAGGCAGTGATGTTTGATTTACATAACCTGTGTTTGCTAAATTGAAGAACGCATAGAGTCGCCATGATACGCCTGTTTGTAGACCTGCGTAGTAAAATATGCGCAAATCACCATCTTTTTGAGACTCGATGCTAGACAAAACAAAGTTCTTTTGTGCATTCTCGTATGACTTGACTTGCGTAGGCGAGAACACTATCTCTATTTTCTTCTCAGTTTTGACGAATTGATTGTCTATTGAGTATGTGCGAGAGCCATAAGACGATTGATACTTCTCTTGATAGTACTTATTTTCGTCATCATTTGCGTCTTTGTACGAGAACTTGTAAGGATTGCCGTCTAGTTCACCCATAGGTACTAGTTCAACAGGTTGAGAGTAGTCTAGTTTTTGCGTCCAATCGACTTGAGCGCCATTGTAGAACTCATCACGAGGCACAATTCGCAACTTTTTTGGGTTGTCTTTGTCTGCTTCTATGTACAAGTTGAACATCTTGACGAATGACATCAACATCTCGCTTTGCTTTACTTCGCTATTCAAAAAGACTGAGAAGTCTACCGTTTCTCCATAGCCATAAGTGAAAGCGTGACAATCATTCTCATTGCTTGAGTTCGCTAGTATTGCTAGATTAAATTGGCTATTGACGAGAGTAGCATTGTTTGCTGAATCGTAGACTTGTGTAAGTTTGAAAGTGACGCTATCGTTTATCTTCGCTTGGGATAATTTGTAGTGAATGTCTTGAGTCGTAGGCGGTCCAAATGTTTGTTGAAAAGTAGTAGTCTTGACAAGTGCGTTGTTGACATACATACCTATTGCGATTGTGAACTCGTTAGGCAAGTACACAGGTGAATAAGTACCTATACTACATTGCAAGTCAAGAGTCAAGTCAAAGACATAATCACCTGCGACAGGCACTACATAAGCACCTGTAGAAGTGTTGTAGTTGTTTCCGTTATCAAAGTTGCCAGTAGTAGAGTCGTTGTTAAATAGTAAAGGCGTTCCTATCGAGAGAATCTGTGTAGTCGTTCTACTTGCTCTGTATCGTCTTTGTTCGAGAACATCTGCGTCAACCGTTAGTCCATTTGGCGGTGGTATGACTAAACGCTTGAATCTATCGCTATTGAAGAACGAGTCATTCGTGTAAGTGTAGCCATTGATGTCGAACATCTCATCTACGATTGTCTTTGCGTAGAGACAAGGTGTCATCCATGCGACTTCGTATTGAGTGATGTTGCGAATGTTTGAGTAACCTCTATCGAACATTGCGTAGACATAGCCTGAGCCATATGCAAATGCTTGCGATGAGCCATTCTTTGTGATTGATGTTGCCCATGAGTCAACGACTGCGCCACTAGAGAGAGTGTGATTGTACTCGCTAAAGCGTAGAGCATTTAGTTTCTTGTCTGCTAGTGCGGTAAACAAGTCAGCGACTTGACCATGAATAGAGACTTGATAAGTGATGTGAGTTGAGTCATCGATTGTGATTGAGATAAGACGCAAGATGCCTCGTAGTTGCTCGATGCCATCACAAAAGACGATACAATTTGCTTTTGCGTTAGGGTCAAATGACGAGCCAAAAACGGTTTGCTCTACTTCAAATAGATGAGAAAAGAGTTGGTTGTTTGCTTTGGTTCCCGGTACATCTATCGTCTTTGTCCATTCGCTAGAACGAGACGCAGGTTCTCGTATGTCAGCGATTGAGCGAGTGATAAGTACATCAGGCGCTTTAGTCAGTTCTAAAGGCTGACCATTTACAATTACTTCTATCATTGTCTTTGACGCTTATTTTCAAACGAGTACACGACATCAAACTCTATGTTGAACACTTTGTCTTGAACATGACGCTTAACTTCATATGTGTTCGTATCTACATTGACAGCGACTAGAGTCATGCCATCGTACATAAACACGACAGGTGATTCGATTAAGTCACGAAGCCACTCGCTTTGTTGCTCTGTTATCCAATTTGAGAATAATTTGACCCTATGAGTTGAAAGTGTGTCGTAAGTTTTTAACTTAAAAGATGATGTTTCGTAAGCGTAAGTAGCGCCTAGAGTATATGGGTTTGACTTATACTGCTTTCTCTCGATTGAGTAGTTGTCTCTACGCACTTTGTCAAAGCGAAACGAGTCAAAGCCACCTAGTGAATTAAGAAAGAAGATGTCTGTCGTGTCGTACTTAGAACACTCATCAAATAGAGTGATGCGATAAGTCTCGCTGAGTGTAGTAGCACCAACTTTGAGAACGATATCGTAGTATGTAGCGCCTGCAGGTATTGTCAACTGCGAGCCACAAGGAATGCGCACGACTTGAAATGTAGGCAGTGCAATCGTTTGCGTAGTGCTATCGCTATAAGTTACTACTGCGCTTGTTGCTGTGTTGCGAATAGCGTAGAGAAAGTCTTTTTGTGTGCGTGATATTGTCTTTGAGCGTAGAGGCGTTAAGAACTTGCCACTACCATTCATTGTGTATTGACCGCTATACGAAACTAAGTCGATAGGATTAAGCGATGCGTTCCACACGCTACCTGTTGCGCTCGTCAAATTTAAGTACTCAGTGATTGAGCCTGTCGGTGAAGTAGAGAACTCATAGCCAAACTCAACAGAATAGTCTTTGATAGAGTTGACACAGCCACTTGCACCTACATCGTTGAAGTTGAAGTCGTACGATACATAGTTTTCTAGAATACGACCTATGTTAAAGACACCTTTGTTTGTAGAGCCATAGTAGATAGGCGTTTTTAGTTTAGCGATAGAAGCGCTATTGACTTTGACATCGCCTATGAACTTGAAATTGTCTTTCGTGTAGATTGCACCACTAGACTCAGTGATGACAAAGTTCGTGTCGTTGTACGCAGGTTGATATGCGTTCGGTTGTTGTGTGATAGAGAGAGCCACACAATAAAATAGCGAAGCATGACTCTCGTCTCAAAATGAAGAGAGAGACCTTGTGAGTCTCTCTCGTTTGTTAGAAAATGATGTTGATGTTTTTTTGTACAAATAGCAACCACTCACGCATCAAGATTTGTTCGTGTTCTGTTAGATGCCTTTTGTCTTTGACTAGTGCAAGTTGACCAAGTGACTCTAGTGTTGCGTTCACTAGAGTTTTGAGTTGTTCGTTTGTTCTGTCGATGTATGTTGTTTTCATATCGGTTTATATTATTTTTTGATTTCACATTTTGCGCAACAATACTTTGTCCATGATGCGTCTTGTAATTTGAGATGAAATTGCTCTAGTGTCAAAGCATCGTTCCATTGATTTGATAAACCACAAATAGTGCGTTGACCATTTTTTGTGGCGTGATACATTTGTTGATTTTTGATTTGTCTCATGATTGTAAAATAGTGGGGCAATTAAGCCCCCTCGTAAATTACTCTTAACATTTGGTAGTCATAATTTACATCACCTCGGTTTTCATATTGTTGAACATAATTTGGTGAAAGAGCAACATGAATTTGTTTTGCTCCCGCTCTTAAAATAGTGCAAACATATTCTTCACGAGTAATGTGGCAAGTAAGGGCTACCTTGGTGTTGCCGTTTCTAAATGCTGTTAAAATTTCTTTGTGTGTCATATCTATACATCAAAAGTAGCACTTTCTTTCACATATGCAAGACATTGTACAAATTTATTTTCTATTTATTTGTTTTTATGACAAATCTATGACAATCGTGTGTCACGCTTATTTGAATTAATGTGACTTAAATGTATCAAAACGCATATAAAATGTGCGCTTTATCACTCGTTATATGTCAAAACATACACGAATGATGCAAAAAGACGACATAAGAATTGGAAAAATTCATGCACTATGAAAACTATAAATCGACACTATTCGCAAAAAGTGTCAATCTTTAGTAACAAATAAGCGCTACCATTTGTTACAGCATCTCGTTCAAGCACGCTGTCACATAAGAGTTGAATCCTCTTGCGCTTGCGTTCTCAAGTCGTTTGTTGCGTTCGCTTGTCTTTGCTTTGTAGAAAGCGATAGTGTTGAAGAACTCGATGAGCGACATATCTAGATAGAACTGCCATTGTGTGCGATTGCCACGAGACATAGCGTCTATGAGATTGAGCCACGAGAAAGGACTTATGTCGTCTCTAGTTTCGACATCTCCTCCGTCAAATAAGACAGGGTAGCGTTCAACAATAGAGGATAGACTGCCAAAGAAAAAACTGCATAAGAGTAAGCGATGTCACATCTCAACGACTTGAAGTCTTCGCATCGTTGTTCAAAGTCTTGTGCTATCTTGCCTTTTGATATCTTGACTCTTCTATTGAAGATGTCTACTCTATACGATAGCATCGCTAGAATCTTGTGCAAGTTCTCGATGATGTTCTCTGCGTTGATTTGTTGCAACTCGATGAAGTGGTGAGCGTTCATCTCTTGAGCGTTTGCTATCAGTTTGTATCGCTTGCCTAGATGCTTAAACTTGAAGATGACTTTTGATGATGGTAAGTCATTCAAGAAATCAAGTCTGTCAAATCGCTTGAGTAAGTCTTCAAGAGTCTCTTCTTCTAGCACATCGATGTCTTCGTTCGTGATGATAGCGAGAGTGTGTAGTTTCTTCTCGATGCCTTCAAAGTGTTCGATTGAATGCAATTCTTGTAGTTGTGCGATATTTATGTCTTTCCAATTCATAGCGTTTCAATTTGGTTTGAGCAATGTGCATTTTTTACACTATGCAAAGTAAAATGTTCCTGCTCTATTTCGTTTCTTGCAATCTAAAGCAAGAGCGAGTGACATGACGCAGTCATCATGCAGTCCGCTAGGTGCTGTGTATCTTACACCCGTACGAGTATACTCAAACTCAAAAGACTCCATTTCGTACCCAATCGGGTTCTCAGGAAAGCGTATCTCTTGTCTTTGTACTTCAAGAACTAGACCTTCGATGAGTTGTTGTTTTGATTGTGTTGTAAACTTGAAGCCTTGCGCTCGTGTGCAAACTCTTTGAATCTGCTCTACAATCGGGTCGCCGACACCTGTCGAGTCTATAAACGATGGCGTGTTTTGTATCAATCGAATTATCTTCGCTTGTGTTTGCCCCCAATCTGCTTGAAAGCGTTCGCAATAAGCGACTTCGTTGTTTGCGTTTAGTCCTATTATGACGGTATAATCTGAGTATTTTGCAAGGTCAATGCCATACGCTACTACTTGCGATTGAACTACTTCTTGATAGCACGCTTGAATGTTCGTGACACCAAATGGATTTGACTTGTCGTCTTGTGGCTCTGCTAGATACAACTCATTAAACACATGAAGAGGCAAGTCTCGCTTTGCTTGTTCTATCTCTTCTAGTTGTAGTATGCCTTCGTTGACTGCATCGTAAGCAGTTATCTTAAAGTACTCATAGTCTTGCTCACCTAGTTTTGCTCGTTCACCTAGTTTATAGAACCAATTCTTTTTGCCTTTGACATTACCAATCAACTTGCATTTGCCTTGTGTTGCTGTAAGCGTAGAACGCAGAGCATACCACGACTCTTCTCTTGCACGAGATGCTTCATCAAACACCGCGGCATATACATCGTCACCATACAAGTTGTCAGGCTTCTCTGCGCTCTTGAACTCGATTCTTGCACCTGTTGGTAGAGTGAGCGTCAACTTGCTCTCGTTCGATTGAAAGAAAGACCTATCTGTCACTTGTGTCTTCATTCTACGAAAAGCAATCTCTGCTTGTTGATATACAGGCGCAACCCACCACACGCTCTGATTTTCTTTGAGAGCGAGTGCTTGTTCAAACAACCAAATGATGTGAGATGCTGTCTTACCTGTTTTAGTAGACGCACTCGTGATAGTATATCTTGCTTTTGAGTTCAAGATATTCGTTTGATATGTCGTGAGTTTTGGTCTCGTATATTCTATTTGCACAAACTTTCGTAGAGTTTAAGTCTTGAGATGTTCCATAGTTTTAAGTCGTGAAACTTGCGACAATAAAGCGCATTCGATTCGCCTAGATGAGTAGCGTTTTGAATTGATTGTTTGATTGACTCGTACCATTCGTCAGGCTTTGCAAAGATGACACCGCCATTGTCGATGTGATTCGTGTAAGGTTCTACTGCGCTCACTACAACAGGCACTTCATACGCACTTGCTTCTAGTATCTTCAACTCGCTCTTGCAAGAATTGAACGATGTCGCTGTAAGTGGTGCAACTACTAAGTCAAAGTGTTTGTATACTTCACCATATGCGCTAGCGTTCGTACCTCGTACGACATGAAACCAATCACCTGAGAACATCGAGACAATTTGATTCCAAATGTCATTGTCAGTGTAGCCACAAAGATAGAAGTCAGCGATGCCTTCTTCGCCTATACGAGTGATTGCGTCTACGATTAGTTTCAAGTCTTCGTGATGCGTGATGCCACCTACCCAACCTATCTTGAACTTCTCGTTGTCGGTGCGTGTGTGTTTCCATTGCTCGTGTTCGTAGTCTAGACAATTAGGTAGAACTACTACATTCTTGTTGAACTCTTTGACTTTCTTTGCAAGTTGTGGTGTCGTACAAGTCACAGCGTCAGCGTAGTAGATAGCGTCTTTGATTGCGCTCTTTATGCCTTGGCGATACGCCCAATAAGCGGGGTTGTATTTAGGCAACACCCAATAGTCATCGACATCAACTACATAAGGCGTCTTTGCTTTGGTTATCTTCTTCAAGATATCGTAGTGATAAGGACCTAACCAACGATTAAACACTATCAAGTCATAGTCTTCAAAGCGTACTTTTTTGAGCATCGTCTCGCTATCTTGTGCGATGTCGATTGTAGCGTGACCATCAAGTTGTAAGCGCATAAGAGGCGTGTATACTCTGTGATATATCACGCCATTCATTCCGTCTGCTAGTGCAAGTATTCTCATTCGTTTGGTGGTATTGGTATAGGCATCCAAAATTGAACTTCGATCAGTCTGTTTGTGTACTCGTCAATCCACATATCATCGATGTATCTTGCAATCGTTGTGATGTTCGTCGTGCTTATCACAAGTTTCAACTCATCGTCTTGAGGCGGTAGACATTCTACGCCTCGCCATGTCTTTCTCATTTTGCTTTAGGCACTGATATAGAGTGAGTCGCTTTTGATTTCTCGTGCGGTGCTTTCATGCGATTGCAGTTGATACGAACATCGCCATATTGATTGACAATAAGTTCACCGCTTTCAATAGCGTCATTGAGTTTCTTGATGTTGATTGAGAGATTGATTCCGTACTCATTCTCCCATGCGTTTCCGATGTATGTTGTCATTAGTCTAGTTTTAGTGTTATTCTGATTGGTTCTTCTGTTCTGATTGTAGTCTCTACTTCTTCTTTTGGTTTGCCATGCACTCTCGTCAACAATGTCTCTAGTGAATACAGAGAGTTCTTGTCGTGTGATTTAAGCAAAGCACCTGCAACGATGCGCTCAAGTATCGTGTAGTCGTTTGACTTGTCGATTGCTGTGAGTTCTTCTCGTGACATTGCGACCATGTTCATCAATGTTTGATTGATATCGTCTTTTGAGTAGCCTAAGCCTTTGAGTTGAGTGACTAATTTCTTAGGTCTACCTGTTGGATTTGACACTTCACCTTTCTTAAAAGGTTGTAAGTTGGCAAGTTGTTTTTCTGTTGGCATCTTTTTCTTTGTTATCTCATTATTTATGACGCATCTCAAGTGCTTTGCGATGCTTGTCTTTTAGCATTTCTTTGTATCGTTTTTGGTCACCAAATTTAGCATGACACTCTCTACACAACGCTTGAAGATTTTCAATCACATCCGGCTTTGTTGTTCCACCCATTCCACGAGCTTCAAGATGATGGATATCAATTGCAGTATGCCCACACACTTCACAAGGAATGAAGTCGCTGATGTCATAGCCAAAGTGATTCATATAGATTTGGGTGTGTTTCTTCAAAGTATCAATCCTTCCTCGCTTAATAACTCACGCAAATAGTCACGCACTTTGACCAATGCTTCCACAACTTCTTCAGGTGTTTCATCCGATGCGTACTTTGTCCGTGTTCTCAATTCGTTGTCGAGTTCTGATACGATGCACTTCCACTTCCATCCGTCAACTGCATCTTCAAATTGATGGCGTTCTTCGTCAAGATTAAATTCAAGTATTGCTTTCATCTCCAAATGTTTGGTTGTAGTATTGTTGTGAAAAATCTTCTGCACTTTGTCGTTTTTCAAGATATTCTAAACCATAAGGCAAATTATTAAGATGAATAAACATATCCATTTGAGCGTTTTTAATTTCATCCTTTCGCATTGCTTCGGCTTGTTCAAGTGCTTTGTCAATATCAAATCCTCTCAATCTCAAATTGATGTCTTTTTTGATTTGTTCAACCAACCACTCAATGCTACTTT